GGTGTTGCTGTTGGTGTTGCTGCTGGTGTTGCTGCTGGTGTTGCTGTTGGTGTTGCTGCTGGTGTTTTCTTCAATGCTATATTATATAAATATACTTTTTCTCTAAAAAATTTAATAACTTCATATGGGGATTTATTATTATTCTTATATATATCAGTATTAATATTTCTAGGTACATCAATAGTTAATTGTACTATCATACATTTATCTCCACATAATGAGACATTTATATTTTTTATTCTATCTTTTGATATTGATAATATATTAGATATTATATTTAATATCTCATCTTTATTGATATATATATTTAATTTAAATTTAATTCTTTTTACTTCAGGGGCTTCATATATTTCATCTGTTGCATCTTCATCATCTAATCTTTCTTTAATTTTTTGTTGAGATAATGAATAATTATTATAATTTTCTATATTATTTAAACAATATAAAATAAACAAAACAATTAAAACTATTGAAATTATTTTTAATGTCTTCATGTAATTAAGAAAGATATTTATTTATCTTTCTTAATTTAAATTAAAATGGCGCAAATCTTTTACCTCCATTTAAAAATATTTTATCTTGATTGTTATGATCTAAAGATTTATATGTAGAAGAATTATCTTGTACGATATTTGAATAAGATTCATTTATTATTGGTGGTGATGGTGGAAAATTTTTAATTTGAGAACATACTTCTTTTTGAACATAGTTATTCATAATTACTTTATTTACAGTATCACTACATGTAATTGCAGTATCAATCATGTCTTTTGTATCAGTTGGTAATGTAGTACAATTAGTATTAATATTAGTATTTAAATTATTATTTTCATTAATTAAGTCAGTACATCCTTTTTGTATAGATTTACAAAAATCACTTGGTTCTAAAGAATTATAATCACATATTTCATTTTGATCAAAATCTTCAGTAGATAATAATATTCTATAAATTATTAAAATTATTGCAATAATTGATAATATTACAATTAAATTATTTATATCCATATTATATTTTAATAAAAAAAATTGATTTTAATTAATTTAATATAAATATAAATATATAAATAAATTAAAATGAGTGAATCAATAATTAATACAAATGATATAATAATTAATAAAAAAGATAAACTAAATATTGTTATTAAAACATTATGTAGAATATTCGTTGAACGTAAATATACAACAAAATCTTTAGATGAAGTAATTAGTAAAATATTACCATCAATTAATGACGATGAAATGTTATTTACAATTGATAATAAAAAATATGGTATTAAATTTATAAATAGTTTTTTAACCACAATAAAAAAAGAAGTATCTATTGAAAATTTTTTAACTAAAAATACAGACACTCATAAATTTATTATTATTAATAAATTAAGTGAACGTGCTATAAAACAAATTATAGAATATCAAAATACTGAAGTATTTACTATTGATGAATTATTAATTGTTATTATTGATCACAATATTGTTCCTCAGCATATATTATTATCACCTGAAGAAAAAGAAAAATATTTTACAGTATTTAATCATCATCCAAAAGATATGAAAAAAATATTACTAAATGATCCGATATCAAGATTTTATGGTGCTAAAGTTGGAGATCTATTTAAAATAATTAGATCAAATATTACATCAGGTAAAGAAATTGATTATAGAATTGTAATTCCAGGAGATATTAAATTAGATGAATAAGTTTTTACATAAATGATGATTCAGCAAGCGCAATTGCCTTTTTAGATTCTAAAATTTTTTTATTTTCAGCTGATTCTTTTTCTTCTTCCATTGCATCAAATGCATCTTCCCAACTTGCAAATTGAGTATAATCAACCTCTAATTTAAATACTGAATTTTCTTCATCGACATATTTATTTACATTAGTTTCCTCACCAGATAACTCTTCAATTACCTGGATTTTTGCTTCTGAAGGAACTGATACCTTTGGTTTAAATGTAATTTTTGCAACAAGTTCTTCTTTAATTTGTTCCAATGATCTAATATTTGATTTAACTGTATTTGTATATTCATCATCTTCAACATATGACGTCAGATCAATATCTTGAATAGTTTGCATATTGTACATTTCTAATGCTAACTTATCAATATCAATTGAATTAATACATTTCCAAATTGTTTCAGGAATTTCAGGTCGAACTTCATTCAAAATATAATTTTTAAATTCGTCTGATTCTCCATCTAATAATTCATTCATTCGTTCTACAGTATTACGTGTAACTACTGAATATTTAGGAATTAAAATATTACTAATATCAACACCAGCATAAATAATATTACCCTCTTTGTCATGCCCACGGCGACCAGCACGGCCACATGCTTGGTGTGCTAGTGTATTATCAATCTTTTCCAATGGTTTATCCGCACCAATAGTTCCTAATAACATTACTGTCTTAATCGGATAGTTAATACCAACTGCCAAAGATTTATCTGAAAATGTAACAAATGGAAATGAATTAATTAATTGCTGACACACACGTTGCATTGCGGGATCAATCAGCTTAGAATAACATAAAATACCATACTCAATACCAACCATAAATGGATGATCATAATTAATTTTGGTCACAGGGGCATGCAAACCCTTTTTAAGACGCGTATCTCTAGTAATTTCAGCATTAATTTTATTTTTAATCTTTTTCATTTCTTCATATGATACGGCAGTTGCCATAAATCTGCATTCAGGGTGCGATTGAAATACATTACGAAGACGCAGATTTTCAACATTATTATAAATTCTCAACTCTTTATTCGCATGCTTCTTACGTAATAGAATAATTTCCTCTTCGGTTATTTTAGAACCATACGCATTATTAAACTTCTCAATATCAATATTTATTTTAGGAACATACATCGGATCTGCAGTTTTATACCTAATCTTTTTCTCTTCATCATCAATATTTGTCATAATAAATTGCGTATACCATTCTTTTAATTGTGTTTTTACAGAATTTTCAAATAATGATTGTTTTAAATTGTCTTTTAATTCTTCAATATCCATTGGTCTACTACTCTTCTTTTCTTCTTTTTCCCCACTTGTATTATCTTTTGACTTGGGCTTATCACGGTCAAGTGTTATTTTCTTTTCCTCACGCTCAAGAGTCTCATAAAATGATTTAATAATTTTATTAACACCATTATAATCAGGATATACTAAATGCTGATAATCTTTTAACATAGTTAACATTGTATTAAATACAGTGATACATTCTTGAGAATCCATCTTAAAAATAAGCATTGGTAACATATTTTTATTTTTGCAGTCCTTAAGAATATTATATAATGACCACATAGTTAATGAGCTCATATTTACATTTGACTCGGATGAAAAAATATTTTTAAGAATTTCAGGAGATTGAGTTTTTAGAAATCTAAAAATAGTACTTTCAGATACATGTAATCTATCTAAAGATACAATCTCAGGTAAGGATTCATTTACTACTAACTCAGGAATAGTAACATGTTTAAATACTTCATCTCTCAAATTAATATAATCTTTAGGATACAAACCAATTTGTTTAAATTCAGGCTCTTGCAAAATTTCAGGGGTCATATGCTCTAACAGATTAATTTCTGAAATATTATTATCTTTTCCAATAAATCTCTTTAATTGATAAAATCGCTTATCTTCATAAACACCAAAAATTTCCTTACCAATAATTTTCTCTAACCATTGTTTCAATTCAGTAAAATTAGGAATAGTCGCAGAAAGTGCCATAATTGGAATATTGAAATACGTAGCAAACTTGAGAATATATTCAATGTAGTTACCAATTGATGGATCAACAATATTGTGAAATTCATCAAAAATAATATAATCAAAATTAGGTTCAATTGATCTATTTTTTAATAGCGTATAAAATTCAATAGGTGTTGCTACAACTACATTATCTTCTTTAGATGGATACTTTTTAAATGATGTACCCTCTGTTTCAAGTCTAACATTCTTAGTATCATCATTACGATCATGCAACGATGCTAGAATAATTCCCGTTAATTGATATGCCAGTGAAACAGAAGGAACAATATATACCACATTAGTATATGATCGAATAATATAAGTTGAAATAATTGTCTTACCCGCAGAGGTAGGCAAACTAAGCAAACCATTTTGCTTTTCATCAATAATTTTAATTGTATTTTTTTGCCACTCATCTAATTGAAATCCCTTTGGTTTGAAAACCCAATTAGGACACAACTTTGTAGGAAACTCATTAATTTGATAGGTATACCATTGATAATTTTTCAATTCAATATATTTAGTTACTTTATCAGAAACAACTTTAATTGTTTCATAATTAATAAAATACAAATAAACTTGGGCAAAAATATGCTGAGTAATTTTAATTTTGGGATTGTCAATTGGTACTAGTTTTATATTGTTACCAATTTTAATTGTTAATTTACTTACAAGTTCATTCATAAATTTATTATAGTATTCATTCCTAATTTTTGCATCAGTAATTTTAATAATTTCATTATAAAACATACCAATTGTAATATCTTCATCATTATTAAAGTCAGACAATGCAAGAAATCCATCCAATGTATTTGTATGTGCTACATTCTTTTTAATTGCAATATCTACTAGCATCTGTTCTTTCTTATCTAATACCTCAGTAGTAAAAATACTTTCAAAAGGAGGTGTAATATTAAGAATAGTTTTTAAACTATTCTTAATTTTTGATGGCGTACGATTATTATTTGTAATTTCTAATTTAAGTTTTTTATTCGTAATCTTTTCCATTAGTTTGTCCATCAGTTCAATATTTTCTTTATTGTCAGTTGAATTAGTAAGAAAATTTTCCCATAATTTATAATAAATATGCTTAATAAGAGATTCACTATTATCAATAATATCTTTAATATCAGTTAAAATCTTAGTTTTTATTTTAGGATCATGGAGTTTTTTATTAAAATCTGGTACTGATTTTGTATAATTATGTACATCTGCTTCCATTTTAATATTGGCCTCATGTTGATTAATTGGTTCAGTATTATTTTTAATTGATAACTTGGGAGGCAACCTACTGTTACCTGCCAATGCTAGAAGGGACGTCACAAAAAGCTGAGAAAGTTTAGTCGGATCCATTGTAAGCTTAATATGTAATTATTAATGTATTGATATATACTTGTATTTTCAATTTTTTATACTATAAATTAATTCCAGTCAATTACTATATACGACTCTTTATTTACACTATTAATTAAAGGTAATATAGAATCATCTATTTTAGATATATCATACATTTTCCCATCACTGCCTTTTGCCATTAATGTATGTGTGATAGAGCAATCGGGAAAAAGCTCTTGGAGTTTTATTAAAATATCGGGCATATTTTCAATAATTTTTGGATTACGTGTTATATTAATATTTTGCATACTAATATTACCACTAATTTGATAATTATATGATTTATCAGTCTTAGATCTAGCATGTTCTAATGCACGATTATAAATATCTGTAACTGTTTGATTAATAAATTGAATCCTGTTACCTTCATCATATTTCTCTTTAAGTTGTTGCATATCTACTCGATTCATGGGTTTCATTTTTATTATTAAATTATATATTGTATTAATTAAAATAATCAATTTTTATTTATAACATAATAATAATGAGTAAAAATTCAGAATCAAATATAATACAACCCCATATTTTTAAAATTAATAATCTACGATGTGCTTTAATAAATTATCCATGTTCAAATATTGTATCAACAGGATTTTTTATTAAAGTTGGTAGTGCATATGAAAAAATAGAAGAACGTGGGATTTCACATTTTTTAGAACATATGTTATTCAAAAAAAATAAATATTCAAAACAAATGACCAATAAATTAGATGAATTAGGTATATCTTATAATGCGGCTACATCTAGAGATTATACATATTATGAATGTCATGGAAATGTATCACAAACAAAACAATTAATATTTTTATTATTTATGATTTTTACAAGACCATTATTTATAGAAAAAGATGTTAATAAAGAACGAGATGTAATATTTGAAGAAATGAAAGGAGATAAAATGAGTACAAAAAAACAATTATTTGAATCAACTATAAGACAAATATATAATCAAAGAAATGAACATTATTCATTACCTATTATTGGAAATGAAACTACATTAAATAATATAAATGCTAAAAAATTAAAAACTTTTTTTGATACATATTATCATTATGATAATGCTACCTTCATTGTAGTTGGTAATATAGACATTTCTATAATAACTAATTATTTAAAGAAATTAATTAATAAATATCCTCGAACTGGTATTAAAACCCATGATATTCAATTTAATGATATAGTTACACAACCATCTATGTATATTAAATCAACACCAAATCCATCTCAAACAACAATGATGATAAATTTTTATGTATCAGGTATTACTGAATTACAAAAATATCAATTAAATTTATTACATCATATTCTTACTGGTAATTTTATGAGTATTTTATTTAATGAATTACGTGTAAAACGTGGTTTATGTTATGGAATAGACAGCGATAGTATGTTAACTAAAAATGGTGATAAATATAATGGTATGATATTTATTAAAGTAGATGCAGATCCAAATAATATAAAAGAATGTTTAAAATTAATTTTACAATTTATATTAACAAAAAAAATTAAGAGAACATCATTTTTAAATTCAAAAAAATCATTACATAATATAATTTCATTTTCATTTCAAACATCAAAAGATTATTTGTATTTTTATGGGAATATGATATTAAATAATGAATCAGTAATACCTTCTAAAATAATTAAATTATTAAAATCAACTACATTGAATGATATAAATAATTTATTAAATATAATAAAAAAAGGTAATTTATATGTTAATATGATTGGTAAATATGTTTCTTAAATTTATTTTATAAATCTATATTAATGAGTAGATTTATAAATTATATTCCTGTTACTAATTATACATGTACTTATAATCCGAATCCAAATTATACACAAGATTGTAAAGGTGGTCGTAGTACATCTGGTACTAGTACATCTGGTACTAGTACTAGCGGTGGTAATAAGGCACCTACACCTACTATATTACCTAATATAACTAAAGAATTCACATTATATCAAAATAAATTACCGATTACCATACCATCAATCGTAAATCCTATGAAAGATTCAAATTATAAATCTGACCCTGATCCAACTGTAACGAATTATTGGTTACCAACACCATCATATAGTGATAATAGTGCTATATATGATAATAGTGGTAATGCACATAAACAAACTGATATAACTAAATGGGATGGTTTTAATAATGCTATAGCTAAATGTATAGAATTAGATGGTCAAAATGGAAGAAAAAATTGTTATGCAGTATCAGTTCAATCTGATTTTGTAGGTAATTCATCTGCAGATTCAAGATTAGATCATACATTTAAGTATTTTTTAGTAGAATTACCAACAATTGAAAAAATTAATCCAAATTTTGCAATTGGAAAAGAAATTGATAACAATTTTTTATTTTGTCAACCTCAATTTTATACATGGGTAAAAAATTCAAGTACAGGGGTTTATAATCGACATGCACCAGAATATAGACCATCTAATACACCATCTAGTACAACATCTACTTCATTTAGATTATCATGTCCACCAGAAAGATATCCAGAACAACAAAAAGAAGAAGATAATGCTAATTTTTTTAAAAAAAAATCAGATGATGATTCTGATGCGCCATCGACTGCTGTTCCAATACCTAAAGCACCTAAAGACCCTAAACCAAAAGTGGATAATACAAAAAGAAATATAATAATAGGTGTTGTTGTGGCAATTATTGTATTAGGAGGTGGATATTATTGGTATACAAATTTTGGACCAGGTGCAACACAAAGTGTAAGTACAGCTAAAATAGTAACACCTGCAATTCCAAAAACAGTTAGTGCCACGATTAAAAAAACAAAAGGAGGATACTTTTTTTATTAAACTTGAAAATTTTATTATATATAGATTAATTTATATATAATAATAGATACAGTAAAGTACTACAGTTAAGAACACTTTTTTAAAAAAGTATTCTTAACGTTGTTAGCACAAACGCTACAAGTCAAATTTACCAGAGTTCTTAACTTCGGCATTTGACGATACTATGAAATTAATAATAGTAGAATCACCTGGTAAAATCAAAAAAATATCAAGTATTTTATCAGATGATTATTTAATTAAAGCATCTGTGGGACACATTAGAGATTTAGATAAAAAAAATTTATCTTATGATGAAACTACATTTGAAGCTACATATGAAATTATGTCTGATAAAAAAGACGTTGTTTCTAATTTAAAAAGCGCTGCTAAAAATGCAAGTGTTATATATTTAGCAAGTGATCCTGATCGTGAAGGTGAAGCAATTTCTCAAGGTTTAAAGGAAGTACTTAAATTAAAAGATTATCATCGGATAACTTTTAATTCAATTACAAGTACTGCTATTAATCAAGCTATAGACACCCCTAGATTAATTGATGATAATTTAGTAGAAGCACAAGAAACTCGCCGAATTTTAGATCGGATGTTAGGATATAAAATATCACCTGTTTTAATGAAAAAATATGGATCTGGTGCTCTAAGTGCTGGACGTGTTCAATCAGTGGTGGTTAGAATTATGGTAGATTTAGAAAATGAAATTAAAACATTTCAACCTGAAGCCGAATTTAATGGTCATGGGGAAGTAAAAATAAATGGGAAAAAGATTGGATTAAATTTATATTATAAAAATAAATTATTTCGTGGTTCAGAAGAAGATGCTAAAAAAATCTTAAAACGATTAATTGATAGTAAATATGAATTAGTAGAATTAAAAGAAAAAACACGTGAACAACATCCACCACCTCCATTTATTACATCTACATTACAACAAGAAAGTAGTAATAAATTAAAATATGATCTTCAAAAAACTATGAAAATGGCTCAAAGTTTATATGAAGCAGGTAAAATTACATATATGAGAACAGACAGTCCTAGTATTTCTAAAGAAGCAATTAACCCAATTAAAGATGTTATTACTAGTAAATACACGGCAGAAAATTATAAATTTAGAACGTATCAATCTAAAAGTGCTAGCGCACAAGAAGGCCATGAATGTATTCGACCTACTCATCCTGAAGAAGATTCGGATGACTCAAGTTTATATAATTTAATTTGGAAAAGAACAATTGCTAGTATGATGACATCTGCAGTTTATCAAGTATTTGATGTAACTATTAATTGTTCAGGTGATCCTAATATTACATTTAAGGGATCAATTGAAAGATTACATAAACCTGGGTTTTTATTAGTCTATGGAGAAAATACAGAAGATGAAATTACATTAGATTCATCAAAAAAAAGTGTGAAAGTTACAGGGATATATATGAATGAAAAAATTAGTTCACCTCCTGGAAGATACGGAGAAGCATCTTTAGTAAAGGATTTAGAAAAATTAGAAATTGGTCGTCCGAGTACGTATGCTGCATTAATTACTAAAATAAAAGACAGAAAATATATTGAAGAAAGAGATCATGATGGTTTAACATATGATCAAAAAATTATTAAATTAAATGATTCTAATTTGATTGAAGAATCTAAGCAAGTTACATTAGGTAAAGAAAAGAAACGATTAACCCCAACTGAATTAGGTTTAAATATTACTAAAATTCTAATAGAAATGTTTCCTCAATTTATGGATATTCATTTTACCGCCCAAACTGAGAAAATATTAGATGAAATTGCAGGTGGGAAAAAGAAAAAAGTTCCTATTTTAACTGAATATTGGAAAATATTACAGAAAAATTTAGAATCAATATCCTCTCTAATTATTAGTAAACCCGAGGGTATTGAATTAGGTGAATATAAAGATGGTAAATTATTAATTGTTACTACCCGTTATGGATTAGCGGTTAAATATGAAACTAAAAACAAAAAAGATCATAAATATGTAAGTATTACAGATAAAGATATTGATTTGCCACAAGCTATTTTACTGTTAGAAAATAAAAGTAAAACAAATGAATCTAATGCAAATGCAATTCTAATAGGTGAAGAAGGAAAATGTAAATATTATAAAGATACGTCTAAATATGGTGATGTAATTAAAAGAATATCTGGAGATAATATTGAATATCGTAATATTGATAAATATACTAAAGAAATAGATATGGATTTAGTCAAATTACTATTTTCGTATCCAAAAAATATTAATAAGAAAATTAGTTTGTGTTATAATTTGATTAAAGATAGTTATTATTTAAAAGAAGATAAAACATATGTCAGTGTTCCTAAAAATAAGATAGATTCATCAAAAGAAGACCTATTAGAATTATTTGCTGCAAATAAGGATAAAGCAAAAAAGAAATTTGTTAAGAAATAATTTTATTTAATCGCCCTGGTAATAATATTTGAGCGTTTGACATTCTTAATGGTATATCCATAAAATTATTTATATTATTTAAATTTAAGTAAATATCACCATTTCTAGAATCAATTGAAACATCATTATTATCACTATCAATTAACCATATTAATTTAATATTATATTTTTCTTCTAGTAATGATATTGCTAAATCATTACTAGAATTATCACCACCTACAATATATACATCTATTTTTGCTATATCATTAAATGTACTAAAAAATATATTTAATGGTTCAATTGTTGTTGAATCTATATGTGCTAACATTGTTTTAGTGCTAATTGGATCTCTCATTATAATACATATACATGGACCTAATCCATATGTTCCGATTATAGGATGTTCTGAAGTTGCAATATAATATTCTTTTTGATATACTGGAAAAATAGAATTAAATGGTATATTATTTTTTATTATTACATCTGATGTTTTATATTTTATTGTTTCTAACACTCTATTAACATAATATTTACAATTATATGTGTGTGTAAGTTCAGTTATTAATGATCCACTAACACAATTACATAACTTACATTTAATAATTTTATCATTATATGTATTTCTTAAATGTATGATATCTTCTGTATTTATTTTTATATTTGCAGGTTTAATTAATTTAGATTTAATCATATCAAAGTTCATATTCTAATCGTGAACTAACAAGCTTAAAGTTATTTTGAAGTAAATATTGATATTCTAAATCATATGTTGAATATATTTCAATTTTAGATAATCTACATATATAACATATTTTTTTCAAGATATTAATTAATATATTATTGGTAAATCCACATACTGTTTCAATATAACAAGTATTATTATCTGTAATTATAAAATTAATAATAGATTTTACTTTATCCGTTAATATAAATATTGTAAAAATTATATTAAAGCTCCCTATATCTAATTTAGCTCGTGCATGGTAATTATCTTGACATAATTCAATGACATTATTTCGTATTGTTTTATACTGATTTGTAGTAGCTTCTTGGATATATGAAAAGTCATATTTAATTATATTTAATAATTTTGTATATTTAGCTGGAATTGGCTTATTATATGTATTAAAGTAATAATATATATTTTGCATTTGTGATAATTTATACTTATATTTTTTTAGTTTATAATCCATATTTATATATATTAAAAAAATTGAAAAAAATAGTGTATATAAAATCTATTAGTTTCCAGTATCACGTTTCATACTAAAATGGCTTTTAAGAGTTTGACAAACGTTGGCGGTGGCGGTTTCTCGTTTAGTTCCCCAGCTTCGGCTCCCTTGCGTCGCTGTGATGCGCTGGGTGGTGGTGGTGGCTTCACATCGCTTTTTAGCGGTGCTAGCGCTAGCGGTAGCAGCGGGTTTACATCACTGACCAACGTGTCAGGTCCCGAGCCCGCACTTCGTCGCTGTGATGCGCTGGGTGGGGGTGGCTTCTTCACATCGTTTTTTAGTGGTGGCAGTGGCGGCAGCAGCA